TAGAGATGTTTCTAGTTCAAGTATTCGTCTTTTATCGTCTAAAAGCTGCACTCTTAAAGAAGCTATTTCATCTAATAATGGCTGTATGTTGTCTAACTGTGTATCTATTTTATACAATTCAGAGCTTCTCTCTACTAGATACTGATGAGTGTTACCTTCACCTTCAATAGGGATAGTTATGTATAGCTTATCATATAATCTAAATAGCTCTTCTATAGTATCAGGATCTACAACAGGTTCAAGTTCTTTAAAAAACTTAAAATCCCTGTCTATTACCTCCTGAAAAGATTTACGATTAAAAACAGTTTTTTGTATTTCTACTTTTTTACCCATTTCTTACTACCTTAAATACTTGATCATTATCTATTATTGTTGTAGTTCCGTCTATTTCTGTTTTAATAAGTAATCTATAATACCTTTCTGGCTGTATACCATCCATGTAAATGTCGAAATAGTTAGAAGTATTATCTGCACTTATTTTTGTAAATGTATTATCATAGTCAAATACCATTTCTTCTGTGTTCTCGTCTTTTAATCCCCAATAAGAAGCAGTAGGTAGAGTGTAGTTAACCGTATAAGCAGAAGATGTTGTGAATGTTCTGGTTGGGTATTTAGGTCTAGCGTGAACTCTAAATCTCTGTTTACCTTCGTCTGTGTATTTACCTTTGTTATTTCTAATACTTACTACTACTTCTGGATCGTTTATCTCGGGAAGAGTAGATGAGTGGGTATAATCATCCCACTTTATATCTAAACTAGGAGGGTAAATGGTGTTAGTGTCATTACCGTAATACTTGAGTCTTATAGATGCTGAAAGGTTATTTTCTAAACTGTTAGGTAATTTAACTATAAACCCATTGTTGTCTAGACTTTCACTATAATGCATCATCACTCCATTGGTAATGTCCATGTCTATATCAAGATCAGAAGTCTTATTAAAAGACTGTACAGACTCTAAATTACTGCTTGCAGAACCGGTATACCAGCTTCCTCCACCTAATACATCTGATTCAAAAGAAGCTGTTACGTATGTTGCAAAACTCCCTGTTACCCAGTGGTTTGAAGCTCCTGCATTTTTATAGTTCCAACTTACACCTGATTTATTTACCGGTGTGTCTCCAAACTTACCTGCTCCTTCGTCCCAATCTTCAGATACCGGGTAGCAGTTTATATTAAAGTCAATTGGTAGTTCATTAGCCATATTTAAGTACAGATGTAAATTTGTCTGTACCGTACCTCCTCCAGCTTTATTATTAACGATATCCTGTATTTCTGCAGTGTCAAACTTAATTAATGTTCTTAGTGTTTGTCCGCCTGCTGATGTATGGTAACCTCCTACTTCAAGAAGCTCATCTCTACCGAGATTTGCTAACTGTTTTTCAGTGTAAATAAAAGAATCCTTTGTACTAAATAGTTTATATATTGCCATCTTATAATGTTGTTATTCTTCCCTGTATGTCAGTAGCAGGGTATTTTAATTCAAATATCATTGGATCTAGAGACGGGTAAACTACATTGCTCTGTATAGCTCCATCTATATCATAATCATACTTACTATAAGAACCTCCTACTTTAGTTTCTAATTGTATATTCTGGACTGTTTGAACTCCTTTAATTCTATCTAATAGTGTATACATTGCTGATAGGTTAATTGGTTGGTTTATAGCCCATTTGTCGATATTAAAATAATCTGTTAAGGCTGAGTTGCATTTTAATAGAATATCTCTAGAGTTGTAACTTGGAAGAGGTATAATATCAAATTTTATTCCAATATTAACTATATAGGCATCTTTTATTGTACAGCCATCGGTTAAAGGTTTAAATTGAGCTATATAGGTTTTTACATTTTCTTTTAATTCTAGCACCGGTACTGTTAATTTTTTTTCACCATCATAAGCTAGTACATATAAACACACCCCTAAAGGGTTATAAACATTAGAGTTAGCTGACGGTAGATCAGTATCTGTAGTTACAAATGTTTTTGCTATTGCTCCTAAGGAAGGAGGTAGGGTCATTGCTCTAAAAGCGTAATCTTGCTTTGTGACTATTCTACCTTGTTCGTTAAATGATCTTAATGAATTCTGTCTTATTTCTTCTACTGTATCTCCGTCTTTACCTCCTGTCGCTGGTGTTGGGTTAGAAAATTCTATTGAATCACTATATGTACTATCTGTTGCAGTAGATGTATAAGTTGCTCCGGTAATTGTATTTGCTTCAATGTTTGAATCTATTCCTCCTCCTTTTAGGTACCTTATAGTTAGCACTGTATTAGCAGGAGTGTTACCGTAAGCGTCGCTAAATAGAAAGTTAGTAGGGTCATACGAGTGGTCTAATCTTTTTATACCCTGTGATGTTCCTGATCCTACGTTTGTAGGGTTTGGTAAGAAGTCTATATTATCTGAATCACTCATTCCGGCACCAAACTGTATATTTAATGTACCGGTAGAATTAAATCGTGTTACAAATCTATTCTGTACTACGCTTGAATTTAACATATAAGGAACTACGTTACTATTGTTCCCAGTATTAATTGCTTCTGTAAATACCTGATCCTGCCCTAGGTAGGGTACCTCTGTCCATTTATTACCGTCACTATCTGTTATATCTAATATACCTATAATATTTAAATCATCTATAGTTAAAGTAAGAAACTTAGTAGAAGATCCAATTGTTTCTACTTTGGATACAATAGCTCCTGATTTTGCTTTGAACGTCTTTCTGAGCTGGAATTCTGATGGTTCACCGCTTCCGTCAAGGGAGTAAATACTTACTTCTGTTGGGTTATAGGAACTAGAGAAAGAAAAATCAATAGTCTCATCTATAAAGAAATCCTGTTCACCTGAACTAACTACTACGTTAGTTCCAAGCTTAAACGCTTGTTTAAAATCTGGTTCATAAGAAGACCCTGAAGCTGCTATTAACTGTGTGACGTCTATATCTACTGTTGATGAGGTAGTTACTCTTGGTTTATATCCCATCATATATGCCATAGAGTGTAGGTTACCTGGGTCTTGAGCATATTGTAGGAATGTTTCCTGTAGTTGGCTGTCTTGGTAGAAGGATAAAATATCACCTACATATGCTGCCATCTCAATAAACATCATTCCTGGGGATGTCGGAGAGAAATCGTTATAGGTATCAGGGAAGTAGTTTTTAGCTAATTCAATAAGATCACCTTTCATAGAGGTGAAGTCTTTATTATTGTACTGTATGTTAATGTCTTTAGCCATTTTATTCAAAGTTTATTGTTAACTCATCCTGTACCAATGTATCCCGTATTAAAAAATTTAAACTTAATGATATCGTATTACTATCCGGTACACCGGTTATGTTTAATTTACTTACAGACAGTGTTGGGAAATAATCTTCTAGCTCTTGTGCTATTTGTACCTCTAGGGTACTTAAGTTTTCCCTATTAATGTTGTTAAACATTTGATTCCTAAGTCCTGACCCAAAAGTTGGATTCATATACCTCTCTCCTCTACCTGTTAAGAGGTAGTTGATTAAATTAGACTTAATAGCTTCTTTTGTTTCGAAAGTGGAATTAAAGACTGCTTTACCGGAAAACGGTAAAGATACCCCTACTGCTTTTCTAGGCTGTTGGTCTATTGGGTTAATTCTCTTTGCGTTAAATGCCATTTTATACTGTTCCTGCTTTTTGTTTATCTTTTAATTCAGAAGCTTGTAATACTGCTCCTGCTTTTTTTACAAAGTCTAATTGACTAATGTCTATTCCTGCTCCAGGACTCATTTGCATTCGATTAGCTAATGAGTTTGCTACGTTTTGTCTTGGAGCGCCATTTACTTGAGGAACACCTCCCATTGCGTTTTGAGCATTTCCTGAGAATATGGTTTTATATTCTTCGTTTGTCATGTTGTTTCTAGTCATCTGTAGCATTTCATCTAAAGATGTTTTACCCATCACCGGATTAGTTGGTGAAGGTTTTTGAGTTTCTACCTGAATAGTCTTAGTAGGTGTTGCCAATGTGTTTGGCGCACTTGCTGATTTTACTGCTTCGTTCATTACTTCTTGTAACTCTTCCTTCACAGCTGATCTGACTTCTTCACGTATAATTTTTCGTAATTGATCTAGTTTCATATTAATAAATAGTTAGTTTATGGAAGTTGGTTGT